TTTATAATTTTTTGTTCCAATATCAATCGTATGAAGCTTTGAGCTATAAGATCCATTAGTAATAGAATCATAAAAAGATCTATTTAAATCTGAATTTATACCTAATATTTTATTTTGTGATTCTTTATATGCTGCAGGAGTATTTGATTTTTCATTATTAAATGTAGAATCATTATAATATCTATATGTTGCTTCTACGATTAAATCATTATACGATTTAAATTGTAAACCTTCTTGTATTGTATCATATAAAAAATAAGGAGTTCCATCATTTGCCGCATTACGGGTTAACCACGTAAGAGCTTCTAATGGTGATAAACTTGGATATATACCTTTTACAATATCTGTTGAATCTGATATATTTTCAATATTAAAACTTTCTCCATCTTTTAATTCTAAATCACTAGTAAATACATTTTTTACCAACTGTGCTACATTACCATTAAATGATCTATTTAATTTTTTAGTATTGCTAATTATTGCATGCTTACTCACGCATTCTAAATTATATGCTTGCATTCCAGGTTTAGGACGTGTATGACCTACAATAGCCGCAATGTAAACTTCAATATCAAATTTGTTTTTTGATTTTGCAAAAGTTTCTTCTACATTTTCTGTTCTACGTATTTTTAACTCTACTTTTTCTCCACCACTAAGATGTGCTTTTTCTAAAAAATTAATACCATCAAATAATCTTAGTATAACTTGTATAGAAGAAGTTTGTAAACTTTCAATTATTTCTATTGTTTGCACGAGTCTATCTATTCTTGTAGTGTTACCATTATTTAAAGTAACACTACAAGAATATACGTCATAACCCCCTGGGCTTATTGTACGAATACCGTCAGTTTTTGATGCATTAGGCATTTAATATAGCCTCAAATTCTTCAACAAAATCAAAAATAAAAGATGGATCAATTATTTTTATAAAACACCTATCTTCATTTAAATCTCTAATTCTTTGTTCATTTGTAACATATGATATAGTACCACTTCCAAAAGTCGCTCTACCTACATTTTGTACAGTATATATGGGATTGTAACCTCCAGAATATATTATAGGTTGGCCTAATTTAGCATTAGAGTTTATGGCACCAGGCTCAGGAACATCACTAAATTTTGTTAAATTAAAATTTCCTATTTGTGATTGTACAGTTTCATCCCACTGTACATCAGAATAAAGTGATAATGGAGCTATTCCATCAAAATTTGTGATAGGACGTTTGTCATTGTCATTGGTTAAGTAGTAATATGCCGGAGCTTGTGAATAGTCGTAACATTTATTAATTTGCAAAGAAAATAAAGTTGTAGTATCAAGTGTAGTTTTTGATGCAGTTAAATATTCTCCTGGTCTAAATGAACCTCCTACTATACTTCCATCCGAAGCTCCTGTTTTTGGAGAAGTTCCAATAGATCCTTCCACAACATCTTGAACAATTATTTCGTTTAAATCTGCATCTTTTCGAACAATTCTACCAATAGCACCAGATTGAGATCCATATACAAGTTCACCTAATTCTAATATTCCAGCAATAGAATTTTTAGTACCTTGTGCTATTCCATTTTCGTCTCTTTCAACTTCTGGTTTAAAACATAGTGCCTTACCTGAATAATTTTTTTCAATATATTGTCTAAGAATTTCTTGGCTCATTGGCCATACTTGTAAACCATCGTGTAAGAAATCATTTATTATAAAAAATGTCCAATAAAAATCTGGAGTACCATATAATTTTTGAGATAATACATCGGGCCTTATGCCATCAACAATCTTATAATCTTTATAAAGCATAATATTGTTTAAACTTGTAACTGTTTCTGGTCTTACACTACGAAAGATATTAACCATTTGTTGAATGGTACCAGTGCGATTGAAATCATAAGCGACCGATGGAAATTGACTAAAAAACATTATAATCTCCTATAGTTTAAATCTACTTGCGACATTATCAATTGCATTATTAAATCCTGACCTAACCTCATTAACTCTTCCTCTTAATTTAGTTTCGAGAGAATTAACTCTACTTTGAATTTCTCCTTCCAAAGAATCTAAACCAAATTCTGCACCAGGTGCAGCTATTCCTTGTTCTCTTCCATATAACATTTCTCGAGTAATTAATTCAGTTTCTTGGAAAGTCATTGATATATCAACTTCGGACGGAGCACCATCAGCGTGATACATATTAGATCCAGCATTATATGTCGTAGATAAATTAATTAAATAACACTCTTTTATAATAGGCATAAATGTACTTTGCTGATCACCGTGTAAAAATTGAATATTAAAAGTTGGAGGATATTTTAAAATCGCTCCCATCTTTGTTGGATATAATGCTTTACGAAATAAATTTTCAATTAAAAATATTTGCTTAGCTTCTTCTGATGATTGAGATACCATTTTAAATTCAAAACTAAAAGATCTTAGCTGTACGGTTTCAAATTGAACCCGCGTATTTGGATTTATTGCAACGCCCTGAGCTATTGCTTCTTTTTGTGCAGCTGGTGTTAAAGCTCCTAATCCAGCAGCATCTAGCATAGCGCCTGTTTTTAATACTGCAAGATCATCTGTATTTGTTTCGGATAGCTCTTCTTTACTAGATCCTATTTCATTTAAATTAATTGTTCCAAATGATGCAGCATCAGGTACAGAAAATCCTTGAGGTACATATAAATGTACTTTTACATTTTCAAAAGATCTTTCTTTCATTTCAAACGAAACATGAGGAAAGCCTTTAAAACTATCGGCTTTAGATCTTAAACTTTCTGGATATACATATAACTTTGTCATCTCTTATTCCTATGCGTATGAACTACTTATTGAATTTGTATTCCAACCTCTTGGTCGTCTATAAGATTTTACTGCAGTATTAGAGGTATTTGTTACAACATCTCCACCTCTTTGTTGTATAACAGTTGGTGCAGCTGTATTATTTTTCATATCTTGTTCAGCCAAGAATGCATTTATGTCTGACATATCTGACATATCGTCACCTGTAGTATTTTCTTGTTTTTCTAACTCTAACTCTTTTGCAGCCTGCTCGGCTCTTTCTTCTTCAGCTTTTTGTCTTAATTCAATTTTCTTTTTAGCAGCATTATCTGTTGCCATTAACTCTGCGCCTTCAAGCTTTTTAACAAAATCTGGAACTTCAATACCAAATGCTTCTAATAACCTAGTACCTAAACCTGCTATCTTCTTAGCTATTTTGATAAAAAAGTTTGCAATATGTGCAAAGCCATCTTTTAAGTAAGCAGCTCCTAATAACATTAGATCAAAGACTGAAGAGAATCCTAATGCATCTCTTAATTTTATTAGACCAAGGGCTATAAGACCAACAACAGCAGCAATTGCTAAACCAATTCCAATCGCAGGTAACAAAGGAATTATAGCAGCACCCATTGATGTAAGTATACCGGTTAATGCAGACAACATGGCAGGTATTATTGCAGTCATCATTGTTACACTAAATGCTCCAGCCAAAGAAGTTAATAAACGCACACCTCTCATTAACTTACCACCCAGTGCTCTCATCATATCTTTAAAATGTGTCATCATACCAGCAATATATTCACCTATAAATGATGATTGAAATAATAAAAATGCTCCTCTTATTTTAGGAAGTACTTTCATAATAGTACTAATCATCTTTATTAATTTACCACCAAATAGAACTGCAAATATACTACCAAACTCTAAAAAATTATCTTTAAAGATTTTTAAGGCACCTTCTATACCACCATTTTCTTCAGTTGGGTTAACTATCGCTTCAATTATTTTCATTGCATTTGATAATACTTCAACAACTTTATTAATTATTTTTTCCATAAGTTCTGGATTAAATAATGCAAGAGCAGCAAACACGCCACCCCCAGCGACAATAGCATTATCCTTTGCGAATCCAACAAGACCACCTATACCCTTTGAAATATTTCCCAATAACTTAGATTGTTTATTAGTTGCTTTTGCTGCTTCTCTACGGTTTTCTTCAGATTCAGCTCCTTCTAATATTCGTAATTGACTTTCTTTTTCAAGTGCTATTGTTTCATCATCACCTAACTCAATAGCTCTTTGTAATCTATCATTGGAATCTTTAAACTCTTGCTTTAGTGCAAATGCTGCAGCCTTACCTTCGCTATCTCCGAGCTTTGTGGTTTTTACTAATTCATTTAACCTATCTACATTTTCTTGATCTGTTTTATCAGCTTGGGCAATTTTATTTTGTTCTTTCATTTGCGCAGCTAAAGCATCAATTCCTACTGAGCTCTCTAATGAAGAATCCTGTAATTGTTCAACTGCAGCCGCAAGTTCGCGAGCTGCGTCAAAAAGTTCTTTTGGTGGTCCTACCATTTCAGCCATAACTTATACCTATTTCTTTTTAGATCCCATTGCTTGTGTACCAAAGAATGCAGCAACAATACCAGCAACAGCAACAAAATATGTAGGAGCCATATCACCTAAAGTTGCTTGTGCCTGATCTAAACCAGCAAGAGATGCAACCACTACTGCGAATGGATATAATAATAATCCAGCTAAAGCGAACCATGTCATATTACGTTGTGCATCACGCATAGCATCTGCATCTTCGAGTTCTTTACGTTTAAACTCGAGGTACATTGCCTCTTCTTCTTTACTTACCTCTCCATCACCGTTTGTATCGGCTGGGTGAAATACTTGACCTTTTTCTTCTGACATTGTTATCTCCTCGATTTTGCTTCTTCAGCCTTACGGCGTTCGTTCTCTTCTTTTATATGTTGTTGTAATAACGCAACATAAATTTCTCGCTCCCATGGTACCATATGATCTAACTCAGTTAGACTATATCCATGGTGCTGCATCATCGCGAAGTTAGTCTTATAATGGTTATATAAGCTATCGTGAGAGAGGCCTAACCAAAAAAATTGTCAAACCCTCTCAACTCAATTTTATTATGATGACCACACTTAACACAATCAAATTCTAAATCATATGTTACTGCAGGCATATCTTCAAAATATTCAGTCAGTAATTTAAACTGTTGACTATTCAATGATTCAACAAATCCTTTAACTGCCTTCTTGCCTTCATCCTTTGCAGCATAAACATTATCTGCATCATAAATTGAATCAATAGAATCAATTATCATATCCATTGCTTGGTCAACACTATTCGCTTTAGGATCATGTTTTTCTAATCCTGCAACTGTAGGGTATCTTAATATTACTCCTACATCACTCGTCAACTCAATCTTGTTATCCCTTTTTATTACTACAGGATCTTTTACTTTATCAAAATTTATTTCTTGTAAATTTTCTGCATCGCATTCTAAACACTTGGCTTTTATTTCTGTTGTCTCACCAACAGACTTTCCTCTTAACTTTAAAAATAATGATTCAAGATCAAACATTGCCAATTCATTTACATTAATCTCATCATATACGCATGTTTGTATTACATCTTTTAAAGCAATTATTATTTGTCTTTGATCTTTTGATTCCATTGCAACCATTAAGATCTTTTCTTCTTTAACTAGGTAAGGTCTATATTCAATTTCCTTTCCTGTTGATGGTATAACTGTTCTATACTTCGCAGCATTCAATACTGGTAACGCCATAATATTCTCCTATAATATTAAAATAATGAACTGATCGAGTCAAATTTTTGTTTCACGTTTGAAATTTTTGTAGGTAGTTCAAACACACCTCCTAAGTTAGGTATTGCAGATATAAATCCAGAGACAGATGATTGAATAAAATTTTCTGGAACATATCTATCATATGCAAATGTTATTTGTACTTTTTGAATTCCATTTTCTGATTCGTTATTTAAATCAATAGAAGAAATATTAATTGGGTACGCATTAATTAATTTTATCCCATAAACATTTTTATCATTTTTATTAAGTTGCTGAATAATTATATCTGTCTGATAATTTTTCTTATAACCTAAAACATAATTTTCAGTATCAACAATAGACGACATCCAACCTTCCATCATGTCCTTCATATAATAATCATTCGTTAATAGAAAAGTCATTGTAACATCATCGTCAATAAAGCCATTTGGTATTTTTAATGTTTCTCTTTCTGCAGAATAATCTAATGTATTTAAACTACGTCCAGGTATTTGAGTCGACTCACAAAGAAAAGCAATATCTCTAGGATCACTTACTAAACTTTTGGCATTAAAAGTTTCATTCGCGAATCGACCAACAATATCCAAAGGGTTTAAATTAACCAATGCTTGTGTTGGTGGAGTAAAGATCGTAAGAAACCGATTAGTGTTTGCTAACCCTTGTCTTTTACCAATGATTGATTTTAAGCTATCAATTGACATATTTAACTACCCGTATATTGTTTGCGAGAATATCTCCAAACAGATTCCTTTTTAACTTTCTTAAATTGTTCAACTGGTAAAAAGATTGCTATTTCCCATTCAGTCATTGGAACTCTTACCAACCTTCCTTTTACCTGATTCATAAGATAATGTTTAAAGCATGGTTCAAACTCTTTAAACTTTTTAGTTGACTGTAATAAATCATATCTTAATTTTAATCGACTTTTATCTGTAATAGTTTTTGGTGCAGTCTTCATTAATTCATCTAAAAATTTTGCCCGTACGCCTGGGGCCAAATAATGAAGATTTAATCCATAGAATCCACCTGGTGCTGGTTCAACCATAATTGTTAATGGGAACCTA